TTGTCCATGATTTATCCTTAATCTTGTCGCTGTCTACGATAGATTGAAGTCTAGTCATCATGTTATCTATTGCCTTAATCCTGTTGTAAGCTCTTTCTCTTACATCTACATCTTCTGGATTAGAGTTTTTTATTTCTGCATAACACTCTTTGGTCATATCTTTTATTTCATCAAGAAATGATTGTGTATTTAGTACGCTTTTAATTTCAGCTTTTCTATCCATTAAATTTTAGTTGCCATATTTTGTATTTTTTCTAATGAATCCATTACTGCTTTATCTTGTTCGTTTTGTGCTTTCTGTGCAAACTCTAATTCTTTTAGTGCCATTTCTTTTTCAAACTGTGTTTGTTTTTGTTGTAGTTCAAGCATTTCTTTTTGCACTTTAAGTTCTAGCTCTTGTTTTTCTAATTCAAGCTGTGCCATTTTAGATTGCATTTGCATCTCTGCTTTTTCTTTTTCTACTTGTGCAAGTATTTTAGCTGCTTCAGTATTAGGGTCGCTTTGTGGGTTTTCTGATTGTTGTTGAGCCATTTGGTCAGATTCTTCTTGTGTAATATCTTTTAAGAATCCAGACTCATCTTTAAATCCAGCCATGTTTACAAATTTAGCCAGTGTGTCTCTGTATTGTTTTAAGCTGACTAGTGGGTTAGATAACCCGTATTCTGTAAGCATCTGCTCTTGTTTGTCTAACACCATTTGCATAACAGATAATTGCTCACCTTTAGAACCATTACCTAGACCTACATTGACTGTGACATTGTATTCTGTATTCCATTCTCTAGGATTCATGGGTACAAATTTGTTATTAACTTTAATAATTTTTTCTTTTTGTTGGTATTTACATACAAGTTGTAATATACCTTTCATTAAAGATGAGACTCCAGTGTCAGCAAAGATACGAGCTATTAGTTCTATTTTGCCACCTGCTGCTGAACTCATTGCTGCGACTGCTGTGGCTGTCACATTCTGAAGAATATTAGGGTCTAATCCTTGTGATGCCTCGCTTACACCAGTTCTTTTAGCTTGTATAGTATCTAAATACTCAAGCATAGGAAATGATTGTGCTGCACTAGATTGCACTGTCATTGGCACTAACGCATTAGGGTTCTTAATACGAATAACACCACCTGCGGTAGATGTTAGTAAGTCATCAAGATTAACCTGTCCTTCTACTGCACCAACACGATAGTTGTTAGTTAAATACAGATTGTCTAGCATCTGTCTAGTAATAGTAGATTTAATTAATTGTAAATCCATAGTTCTGTCAGCTAATGATTCACCAAAGAACTTATGTGGTATTGGGAACGGGCATACACTATGGAATGGTTGATAGTCACATTCTTCGTGCATTAGCACTTTGTTGTCAGCGTAACAAACTCTATGTCGTTCTGCTATGCCATCACCATCTAAATCTGCACGAACATAACACTCGTAATACTCAACACGCTGCATACTTTCATTATCAGAGTTGTTATTATCAAAAGGTTGCTCACCTGCACCAAACCTTGCTACCCTTTCTGGAGTAAAGTCTAATAAATCTCCAGTAGATAATTCTGCAACAACATCTTTGTCATATCCCATTGCTATTAAATCACTACGAGTCACTAAACTTCTTTCTGCTACAAAATCAGCATCTTCAATATTAATAGCACTTTTGTCTATTAAAAATTCTTCTGGAGCAACTGATTCTATTTTAACTTTAGAATAATCTTTTGTTCTGGCTACCTTAATATTATAATAAACATTAATAATCGGAGGTGTCTCCATCATCATTGGCATACCCATCTCATCCATCATTGGTTGACCCATTTGGTCTACCGCTGGTTGTGGGTCTTGTTCTATAACTTCTTCATACTGTTCTTGAGAAACAATCTCTACTTCTTCATCTTGCATAATCATAGCAAGTTCATCTTCAGTAAGCATTTCGTATTTTTCTTTGGTTACATCTTTCTTGTCATCCCAGTAGCATTTAAGTACGCCCACTTTTTGACACAGTGCATCCCAAAACATATCGTGCAGCAATTCAAAACCATTGTTCTGTTTATAAAAGATGTGGTTTACATATGATGTAGCTTGTTCAGCCATCTCACCATCACCCTCATTAACTGGCTCAAATACTACTGCTTTTTGTGATTGGGTAAACACTTTAATAAGTTGTGGTAATGCTCCATCAACTGCTTCTGCAACCTCTGCGGTTACTATTTGACTACGACCCTCTACCTCGTTTCCATAAGGCTCTCTCATATAATAGTCTAATGCAGATGCCCTTTGTAATTGTGTATCAGTTGCAATAAAGCCTAACGAGTCATCAATATGGTCGCCAATAATATTGACTAATTCTCTATTGTCACTTTCGTTTACTTTCATTTTTTTCTTATCGTATGCCATTTATACTATCCATTGTTTGTTAATCTCTAGTGGTTTATCCCAGCCATCATCTGTTTCATTTAATCCTATTGCTAAATATCTAAAACTATCTGCACAATGAGAAGTGAAATCATGAACAGGCTTATCAAAAAAAACATCTCTTTTTTCATCATACAATCTTCTATAATTTCTTAATAAATCAACTGCATCTTTAACTTTAGTATCAAACCAACAACGAGGAAGGATTCTTCTTACAGCTTGTATGCCATCATCTATTCCTAGCTTTGGTACTACTCTGCAATTCAACCCTGATTCTTGTAATACCTCTAGCCTTGATTTACCAGTACCTAACTCTCTTACTTGAATGTCATGTGGCAACAACATTTCTGCTGTGTCGTATCTATTATCTCTTAACCAACTAATATAAAAATCCAGACCTTGACCATGATTTTCCATGTAATCAATAATATGTATTTCTTGTCCTATAATCTGTGCAACAAATATTGCTGTAGAATCTCCCATACCTAAATCCCAAGAGCAAAAGGTTTTAGCTATATCATCTTTAAGCACTTTACATACTTGATTTTTAAACTCTAGGTCATTAATTATAGTGCCGTAATAAGCACCTTCAACTGGTGTTGCAAAATTAACTTCAAATTCTTGTAAGTATTTGTCCTCACCCATTTCTTTCTTGGCTGCATCAAGTTCTTCTTGGTCTACTAAACCAGTTTCACTTGCTTTAAATTCTAACAGTTTCCATCCATCTGTATTAGCTTTTGCTTTATCTCGCAAAGTTGCAAAGTGATTTTTTCCTTTAGGAGTTCCTATAAACATAACCCAACCTTTTCTATCGGCAATGGCTGGTCTAATAATCTCAACAAATAAACTTGGATTTATTTGGGCATACTCATCAATTACAACACCATCAAAATATGTTCCACGAAGTGCATCAATGTTATCTGCACCATATAAATTAATTCTTCTACCATCTAGGAAGTCAGACCTTAACTCTGCAATGTTATGAATTGCATTTAATGGTCTTGTATATTCTGTAAGCATATCCCAACTTATTCTTTTTGCCTGACTATATGTCGGAGATATTAGAGCGAATCTAGGATTTTTTAGTTTGCAATTTAGAGCACTGTGTATTAATTGGTTTATAGCACCTACAGTCTTACCCATTCTTCTATGAGCTACCACCACAATAAACCTGTTCTCTCTTACAGCTTTGTGAATCTGTTTCTGGGGTTCTCTTGGTTTATAACCAGTTTCAACTTTTTTAGTCGTTGTCATCTATACCAGTAACAACTTGAATCAATAATGGTTGGTCAGAGTCTCCAGAGATTTTGTTCTCTTGCATCACTGCTCCATCAGCTCTTTGAAACACCTCTTTGATAGCATGGACATCACCATCTTCTGCTTTTAGTAATAAAGCCTCTACTACTTTGTTTGCTCTTTGAGCTTCCTCTTGTATTAACTTGCGTTTAAGTGTTTCTCCTAGCATCCTATTGATTTTACTAGCATTTGTATTTCCCTTATTTACTTCTGAACTGCGTTTAGCAGCTAACTCCTTTCTTTCTTCTTTGTCCATTGTTATGCAACTCCGTTATGGGTCATTGCTCCTAGTTAATGTTTATTTGTTTGGCATGGATGTTGTCATATAAACTTATACACAATCTCCTATAGACTCAAGCCATCTGCGTAATTCTTTATGATTACGAAAATCTAATAATTTGTAATCTAATACTTTTTTGGTGGTTTCTTTCTTTTCATTTTCATTGCCATCGTCCTCGTCCTCGTCCTCGTTAGTCATTAAATTTTTTCGCATCGTTGTATTCGTAAGAATCCCAAGTCTATAATAAAATAATTAAATTTGCTAGTGCGACTGTCTTCATAATATGGGTCTAACTTATCAGCTTCATACCATTCAAACCCAAAGTGACAACCACAGAACCAATGCCATGACCACATAATATTTTCCATCCTGTAAATAAAAAAAATGCCACCGATTAAAGTGGCATTACAAAGGAGCATGAAACAAATTCTAGACGAACCTGTCCTAGCTCTCCGATTTTACTACAAA